GCCGCAGGTACAACAAAAATCGGTGGAAGCCAACCCGAAAAAAAAGAAAAAAATTGCAGCCCAGTGAAAACCGGATTGCAATTTTTTTTGCCCGAAAACGGGCAATTTGATGCGGTTATAGAAAATAAGCAAAAAACGGCGCGCGGCGCGTTATTATACGTTTAAGAGAAATTTAAACGTTTATGCGCCACTGAGCCAGAAACGCCGGAAAGCGTTGATACATAAGGGATTGCGGGTAATGCAAAGCATTTAAACGGTGCGTTTAAGGCGGCGCGGATGAGGGGCAAATAATCAGAGTTTAACTACCGTTTAAATTGAAATCAATGGGACATAAAAAAATTATTGAATGGGACATGTCCCATTAAGTAGCTACGCTGTTTGCGGGCATTTTGGGCCGGTTTTGCATGTCCCATTCAATCGGAACTTATTATATCAAAACGAGAAAATTAAACGCTTCCAGAAATGGTAATTCAAATTTCGATATGTGCAAATAAAAAAATTGAAAGAAACCTAAAAAAAATTACAGAAAAGCATTGACTACCACGGCATACCGTGGTATAATATAGACAATGAAAGGAGGTGATACGGTGAACAGGTTGGAAGCCATCTGCAGCATCTGGGCATGCGTCAACGGTACATTAGCAATCGTGATCAGCATTATCAGTTTGCGGCAGAAAAAAACCGCCCCTAGCAAATCCAAGCGCAAGCGGCGGTAGGTAAGAGGATGGGGGCCCGCAAGGGTCTCCATCCGACCCAACCCTATTATACCCGGATAAAATGCGCAAGTCAACATTATTACTGGTATGCCTGACGGCGGCGCTGCTGATCGCAGCCTATCCCCTCCCCGGCGCATGGCGCACTGCGGCGATCATCGGCGCGGCGGCGGCAGGTACGGCGGCGCTGATTACGGCTATCAGAGGCCACCAAAGGAGGCACGACTAATGGCGGATAAGACCAGGCTCCAGCAGATGCGGGAGGAGCAGGGCTACAGCCGGGCGGCGTTTGCCCGCGCGACGGGAATCCCCTTGCGGACGCTCGAAGATTGGGACGCGCAGCGATACGCGCCGACCAATGTCTATCAGCTGCTCAAGGCGGCCCGCGTTCTGGGCTGCCACATTGAAGATATTATTGAGGAAACCGAATAACCCGGCAATGTTCAATAGGCTCGGATCATTACGATCCGGGCCTATTTTTGTGCTTTATTGGAACCAAAATAACCGAATACGTTATTTTACAACAAAAACGGGACGTAGGCACACGGGCGCGATAGGATAAGGGCATAAGACAGCGGCGAAACGTGAGGAGGCTACTCCCTGCGGTATTGCGGGAGCTGCTGGAGCTCGTCGGCGCGCTCCAAGAGCTTATCGCGCCCGGCCCGGTTAAGAGCCAGAAAAACACCGATTAAACGGTCGATCTCCTCCGCTGTCCAGTCTGGATCGGCGGCGTTGGTGACGACGCTGGAGGTCATGCGGGTCAGCACACTCTCAAGCATCTCCGTAGCGCGCAGCCGGTTGGACGACTTGGTGGCCCGGTACGCATCCTTAAAGCGATACATCAGGTTATCTAGCGCATCCAGCCCATTGAGCACCTGCCCATCACGGACGATCAGGGCAGAGCGATCAACCCCACCGCGCAGGTAATCGCCGGTCACGCCAAAATACCTCTCAAGGATGGCCATTGATCGGCTGTTAGGCTCTCGGCGGCCAGACTCATAGCTATTAATCGCATGTATAGATATACCTGTTTCTTGCGCCAATCCTGCCTGAGTTAATCCGCGCTGGTTGCGCAAGTCCTTAAGTGTATTAGCTATGCTCACTGCAGTCACTCCTCTAATTGGGCTGCAGTTATTATAGCACTTAGTATGTACGTATGTACACAAAAAAATTAAAAAACAACTTGACAAGTACGTTAGTACGTAGTAATATATAAATTGTTAAGTACGAGCGTACAATAATCGGAAGGAGATGTAATGATGTTAGTCGCAAAACGAACAGATATCCAAAAACGCCGCGAAGCAAAAGGCTTATCTCGTAAGAAGTTATCCCAGCAAGCCGGATTACCTGATAATGCAGTATGCCGCATTGAACGCGGAGAAAATAAGTATACCCATCCGCTTAGAGCTGCCGCCATTGCCCAAGCCCTCGGATGTAAAGTGGAGGATATCTTTTATGTGGACAAGCAGGAGCAGAGCGCATAAAGGATTTACATGCAATCCCTAATATCATAAGGAATCGATAAATTATCGAGTACCTACCAGTCGAAACCGCCGAGCGGGCGGTCACCGTGAATTGGCCTACACGGTCTGACGAGACAGGCCAGAAAGGAACATTGACAATGCAAGAGTTACAGATTTTTAGGCACCCCGACTTTGGCGAACTTGGATTGCTCGAAATCAATGGGAAACCATATTTCCCGGCAAAAGCCGCCGCCAGATGCCTTGGTTACAAGGACACAAACAACGCTATCAAGCAGCATTGTAGGTGGGTGGCGAAACACCACCTACCTCACCCGCAGAATCCAGAGAAGCAGATCGTGATGAACCTGATCCCGGAGGGCGACCTCTACCGCCTGATCACGCACAGCAGGCTCCCCAAAGCCGAGGAGTTTGAGCGCTGGGTTTTTGATGAGGTGCTCCCGACGATCCGGCGGCAAGGCTCCTACATGCCGGACATTACCGCGATCATCCGGCAGACGGTCGCGGAAACCGTGGCGGAGGTCATGAAACAGATGATCCCGGTTATGATTACGGCGATACAGTCTGCGCAGCCTACGCCGCAGCCAGAGCCTGAGAAGCCAAAACAACGCCGATGGAAAAGGCCGGTCAGCATTATCTCCAGACTGGATACCAACCTGCGGCGCGAAGTGGAGAGCATGCTCTGCGACGGCAGGTATACATACTCTGATGTTGCACAGTATCTTGCAAGTCAAGGCGTGCCGATATCCATCGCATCAGTATGCCGCTATGCAAAAATGCTGTACGTGAACTACAACGATGAAGAAGGGAGGCTCGAAGCGTGAAAGGCATCATTTTTGGCGTGCCGCTGGCCGCCGTGCTGATTGCAGTGTTAGGAGCCATGCAGGCACTGGGCCTGCTATGAGTCGAAACCGCCCGAGCGGGCGGTCTTGCGGAGACGGCCTCCCGCAACCGACGAGACAGGCCAAAGGAGGAAAAAATGAAGTTATCCAAATATGGTTACACAGAAAAGAAAATTAAGCAATACAAAATGAGTATGAGCGCCTTGATCCTGACCATATCACAGGCGCTTGTGAAAGCCGATAAAACAGATATTGAAATCAGGATAGTTGATTTGTTTAGTGCCGAAATTGAAAGATATGATAGCCTTGAAAAATTACTGATCGGCGATTGGGCTCCATATTACGAAGTCAATGTCTATGAAATTAGCGTAATGGAAAATAGGGTATCTCATCTTGAATATCTGAAAGTTGTCATTGCTGATAATTGCGATGATTAAAGTCGAAACCGCCGAGCGGGCGGTCTTGCGGAGACGGCCTCCCGCAACTGATGAGACAAGCCGTGAGAAAGGAGATCAAAATGACCTTAGACATCAAACTACCCGAAGGCTTTGAACTGATCGGGAACTACAACAATCAGTATGTAATTGCAAAAAATGAGCACCCTGGTGCGCCGGAACCGTATGTTGTTTGGGCTGTCGATTATGATAAGCGCGGGGTACACAGCGGCACATATTTTCCATCCTTGCAAATGGCGCAGCTTAGCTTTTGTGAGCGTGCTTTTGGCACCAATTTGATGCAAGATCATGAATCCACAGAAGAGCACCTGCTCTATGCGGTTGCAAATGATGACATCAAAGCTGCTGTTAAGGCAGTGCGTGAATTAGAGCGTCAATCATCCTTCTCAGAGTCAGCAGAGAGGCCAATGACTGAAACAAAGCTTACATCAGAATTGGCGTATCATGATGAAAAACTGCTTGAGGAGATGTACAGGCGGATTGTCTGTGCCGCGCCGAAAAAGGAGCGACGGCACATATTGAACATCATCCATAAATCCATTTACACGGAAAAACGTTGCCCGTATGCTGGCGCGGCATTCAAAGCGCTTGAAAAGGCAGACGACCTTGCCCGCTTCGCAAAGAGATTTAACTTTTCTCTCGATGGGATCTTCTAGGCGCGCCGTAAAACCGATCTCTTGATCCGCTAAAGTCAACAAGATTTTCATTACGGAATACGGCCATCAATGTGGCAAGCTGCCCCGTCGATAATTCATACCGAGAAACTTTATCGCCAATAAAGATATATAAAGCGCTACGGTAGTACGGATGAATTTCATCTACATATTGATAGTTGTCCGCGTTAGAAATATCAAGACCATCCGGTATTCCATATTTACAGTCCAGATATTCTACTACGCATTCTTCCATGCCAAACATCACGAGCCGGAAGAAATCCGCTTCCGTCACGATATAAACCCTTGTTTTGTATTGTAATGTGAATTCTAGGTTTGAAAGCTCTTGCATACGATTTTCAATTTTGGCTACAAGTTCAGGCATCATCCAAGTTCCCAATTTTTGCAGTTGCGCGGCATAAATCGTTTTGGCATCCATCAAAAGGTCGGAGCAATAGCGTTTAAGGTTAGCGATATCTACATAAAGGAGACCGTGCTCATCCGGCAGTGAAGATTTTGACCGAGGCATTAAGACCACATCCTTTTGTTAATTATACAAATTATACCACAAAACAGCCGAAACGGCCATAGCAGGCCGTCGCGCGGGGAATGACCCCCCAGCGCCTGATGATGGCAGGTCAAAGGCAGGTGAGATATCAATGGAGACAATGCTGACATGTCAAGAACTCGCATCCCTCATGGGGATAAGCTACCGGCACGCAAAACGACTTGCAGAGACGGGAGAGATCAAAGCGGATCGGACGCTCAACGCCAACAACCGACCTAAGTACCTGATCCCGCTCAGCTCGCTCGACGCGCCGCTGCAAGATAAGTACCTCAAGCAGCACCGGCCCACAGCGCCGCCTCCGGCATCAAAGGCCGAGGCCAAGCCGCTGGATACATACAGCGCGGAGGAGCGCGAGGAGATCGCGCACTGGCGGCGGGTGGTGGCCGAGTGGCAGGAGTACCGCAGCCAGCCGGGAGCCAGCAAGACGCAGGTGGACGAGCAGTACATCCTGCTATACAACCTGCAGCATCCCGGCGCGGAGCTCTCCACGGATATCCTATACCGTAAGTGGCGAGCCGTCCGGGAGGACGACCTTGACGGCCTGATCGACAAGCGCGGCAAATGGCGCAAGGGGCGGAGCAGCATTGACGAGACCGTCTGGCAGGCGTTTTTGTCGTTTTACCTCGACGAGGCGCAGCACCCGATCCGGCGCTGCTACGAGTACACCAAGCTCTGGATCGGCCAGGAGCTGCCGGAGCTATACGATACCATCCCAAGCTATGAGACGTTCACCCGGCACATCAGGAGTGACGTGCCGATGCCGGTCAAGGTGCTGGGCCGAGAGGGCCAAAAGGCATACAGAGACCGCTGCGCCCCATATATCCGCCGTGTATACGACGATATGGCGAGCAACGAGTGGTGGATCGCGGATAACCACACGTTTGATGTGATCTCCAAGCGGGCGGACGGCACCCGGCACCGCCTGTATCTGACCGCATTTTTTGATGCTCGGTCGGGTGTCTTTACCGGCTGCCACATCACGGACGCGCCGTGCTCGCAGGCGACACTGATCGCCCTGCGCAAGGGCATCCTGCAATACGGCATCCCGGATAACATCTACGTGGACAATGGCCGCGAGTTCTTGACCCACGATATTGGTGGGTTAGGCCACCGGGCCAAGCGGCCCAAGGATGGGCAGGAGCGGTATGCGCCGCCGCCCGTATTTGAGCGGCTCGGCATCAAGATGACCAATGCCATCGTCCGCAACGCCAAGGCCAAGATCATTGAGCGCCGGTTTAGGGACGTTAAGGATCACCTTTCGCGCCTTTTTGCCACCTACACAGGCGGCAATGTCACGGAGAAGCCGGAGTGCCTCAAGCACATCCTCAAGGATGACGGCAGCATCCCGACCGACGAGACGATGACGCAGGCCGTGACGGAGCTGCTGGAGTACTACTTTAACCGGCAGCCATATGGCGGCACAGTGGCAGCCGACCGGGGTAAGCCCCGGATGCAGGTATACAACGAGCACCTGCAGCGCAAGCGGGTCGCCTCGGCGGACGAGCTGGCGCTGATGCTCATGCGGTCGAGCCGCCCGCAGCAGGTCGGCAGGCGCGGCGTCCACCTCGATATCGCCGGACAGCGGATCGACTACTGGACGGCTGATATGGTCAACGCGCTGCGCGGGCAGGAGGTCTATTACCGATACGACCCCGACGACCTCAGCGAGGTCAGGCTCTACGATCTGCAAGACCGATACCTGATGACCGTCCCCGCCGACAATACGGCGGTGCTTACCTACGGTACCAGCAAGGAGGAGGTCAAGGAGGCCATCGGCAAGGTCAGGCGCATGGAGCGGATCACCAAGGAGGCGCTGGAGTACAGCACCCTTCCGGCAATCGGCAAGCAGACGGCCCTCAATCTGGTGCTGCAGCAAGCCCACATCAACCGCGAGGCGCAGATCATCCCGGACGCCGAGCCCAAGATACTGGACGTGCAGCGGGCGGCGGACAACACGGAGCCGCTGCTCAAAGCGGTGGGCGCGGACGATCTGAGCCGCATGGTGCGCAACGCGGAGCAGCGTGAGCGCCAGCGCGGCGGGGAGGAGGACGGTTATGGCCTCTGATCTTACCCGCCTGCGGGACAGGCTCAACGCCTGCGCGGACGACCCAGCGCACGACGTGATGGAGCTGCACCGGCTGCAGGCGCAATATTGCAAGGCACTCCGGCGGCGGATTGTCGCCACGATCAATATATCAGTAGACGATGATGATATCAAGGAGGACGATCACAATGAGTAAGGCCCATAACGCGGAGCTGCAGGCCCGCGTACAGCAGTACTTACGGGAGCATGGGATGAGCCAAGCCAAGCTTGCGCAGGTGACCGGGATCAATAAGGCAATTATCAGCCAATGGTTGCGCGGGCAGTACACCGGGGACATCGCGGGCGTAGAGCAGGCGCTGGAGGAGTATCTGCGCACGGCGGTGGAGCATGAGCAGGCCCGCGAGACGGCGCTGCCCATGGTCGCCACGCAGGACTATATCCCGACGTCAATCTCTGAGGACGTATACAAGATGATCAAGTATTGCCAGCTGGAGCGCGGCATCATGATCGCTCACGGAGACGCGGGGATCGGCAAGACCAAGGCCGCGCAAAAGTTTGTACGGGATAACCCGACGCAGAGCATCTACATACAGGCGACCCCCAGCACAGGGACGCTCGGCAACATCCTCAAGCTGCTCGCGCGGGCGCTGCGTATCCCTGAGACACGCAGCAAGCTCGACCTGCTGACCAACATCCGGGCCAAGCTCGACGGCAGCAACAAGGTCATCATTATCGATGAGGCCCAGCACCTCAAGCTCTCGGCACTAGAGGAGATCAGGACGCTTGCCGACCCCAACACCATCACCGGGCAGGAGGGCATCGGCATCGTGCTGATCGGCAACACAGAGGTCTATGGACGTATGATGGGGCGGCAGGAGGCGCGGTTTGCGCAACTGTTTAGCCGGGTCAAATTTAACCGCTACTATAACACGCAGCGGATTAAGCGCGCGGATGTGGAGATGCTCTTCCCCGCCCTTGCGCAGGCGGGAGAAAAGAGAGCGGTTGACCTGCTGGAGGGCATCTGCCGGAGCAAATTTGGTGTGCGCGGTGCGGTTAATGTATACAATAACGCGGTTAACAGCGACGATATCAGCTATGACAGCCTGTATGCGAGGGCTCGCAACCTCGGCATCGGCATGGTGGTATGAGGAGGGTCAATATGGCAAGATGGACACGATCCGGGCTGGTTTTTGCGGGCGGATTGCTCGCGGGGATGCTAGTGGTCAACATCGTCAATATCATCGGGTATTGGCACGGCGGGATGCCGGGAGGAGAGATCGTCGGCCTGCTGATGATCCCCTTGTTGCTGTATGCGGGATGCATCATCGGGCAGGAGCGCAAGCAGCCCAAGACCTATCAGAGAGGCTATCGCAAGGGGTATCAGGACGGCGTGGACGTCGCAGGCAATGCCCTGCATCACGTCAACTGCCGCCACCAGATACAACCTGTTAATCATGATAGTACGGGGCAATAAAGCCCCGCCTTAATGCAGCCGATGGCGGTCACAAGCCCGCAAGTAATGCAGAGTGAGGCAATTGAGAGGAGGATGGCTATGGCACAGGAGACGCCGATCCACGCAGGAGACCAGGTGGTGATCACCCACGGCCCGGACGCCAAGCAGCATCGGGGCAAGGTGTGGGTGGTAGCGACGGGGCCGGAGCCCTGCCCCTGCTGCGGCAAGCTGGCCGTGACGCTTAAGGGTTACGATGGGATCATTGGGATCGACAATATCGCGCGGGTCAGAGATGACGATTACCCGGCGCGGTATCAGTAACATAACGCAGTCGCGCCCCGTGCGGGCGCGTGGATTGAAACGAGTGTCAAATCGCTGCCAATTGCAACCTTGGGGCCACATGGCCCCACCTAATGCAGCTGCCGCAAGGCAACGGTCGCAAGCCCGGAGAGATGCAGAGCGGGGATAAAATAACATAGGAGGCGATCAGATTGACAGATTGCAAGAGCGATCTCAAGCGGGGCGACAAGGTCGTCCTGATCGGCGGAGACGGCACGCAGTACACCGTCGCTGGCAAGCCGTATTACATGCGCTGGCTGGATCAGTGGCACGTATGGCTCAAGGAGTTAAGCGATCACTGCAACGTGGACAAGCTGCGTAAGGTGGAGGAGGATGGGACGGATGGTTAATTTTTGGCTCGGTCTGTTTGCCGGGGTGATCCTCGGTTGGATATCCCTCTTGACGCTGGCGCTCTGGATCACCTATAAGCACCGGGGTGATAAGCGATGAGGAGGCACAGTACGCAATATCGGTACTATGTGCGGGGATGTGGGCTAGGTATACTTGCGACAATGGTGTGGCTAATCTTAGCGATCCATGACCATATCATCATCGGTTGGATCGTTGCCGATTTGATTATCCTGCTGCCATGCCCACCGCGCGACATACAGGAGGATTAAGACAATGACCTACACACGACGGATCAGCAGCAAGGGCGGGATCACGATCCCGCAGCGTCTGCGGCACGAGGCCGGGCTCATGCCCGGTATGGTGGTCGACCTGACACTGACGCTCAGTGGGCCGCATAGCATCAGTCGCGGCATTACCATCAATCAGCATATGGACACCTGCCCCCGCTGCGGCAGCACGGAGGACGTCCTCGTCGCAAGAGGCATCACCGCCTGCCGCAAGTGCCTGCGGGAGATGCTGGAGGCGCTGGATGAGATGGAGGGCGACAATGGATAACGTTACGCAGCGCGTCAACGAGTACGCCGTCCTCACCCAGCAGATGGCCCGGCTTAAGAGCCGAGCCGAAGAGCTCAAGGCATATTTTGAGCGTCTCGCTGTTGCCGACCTCAAGGACACCAAGCTCAAGACGGTTGAGTACCTGGGCAGCGAGGGCGCGAGGGTCACGGTCAGCGTTACGGAGGCCCCCAAGCTGGGCTCCGGCAACATGCTGCGCGGCCTGCTGGGCGACGTCGCCAACGACTATATTAAGACCGAGACGATCAGCAAGCCGACGGACGACCTCAAGCGGCTGATCGTGATGGCGTGTCAGGGCAGCTACATTGAGGGCAGCCTGGACGAGACGATCCGAGCGATCACGGACGATGAGCAGGTCGCCTCCGTCCTGCATAAGCGCCTCAAGGGGCAATATAAGCGGGACATGGCGACGCTAATCAATGTGGCCGGGCTTGACGCCAAGCAGGCCAGTGAGGAGGCTTACCTCACGGCGGAGATTGTCAACTACGAGTGGATGACGCAAGTGCTCCGGTCGGCAGGATGGACGGGCAGCGTGCAGCAGGCGGTTGACATCATCCGGTCTGCCGCGCACGTCGAGGAGGGCATCAAGGTATCGGTCGAGACCATCTAATATAAGGAGGAGCGGATCATGCAGGCAGCTACAGCGATGATTGACGACAGGCAGCGCCGCCGGATATATGGCGCGGCGCGCGGGATCGGGATGACCAACGATGACCTGCACGCGTTGGCCACTGATGTGGCGGACAAGGATAGCCTCAAGGAGCTTACCGCCCGCGAGGCCGATGCGCTCATCCGGGAGCTCCAGCGGAGGCATCCATCCGCCCCTCCTGCCCCCAAGCACCGCGCGCCAAAGCAGCACCCGGAGCATCCGGGAGGGCCGACGTCGGAGCAGCAGCGCAAGGTATGGGCCATGATGTACGACATCAAGGCGATGGACACAGAGCCCTGCGCCTTAAGCCTCGGAGAGCGGCTGAGCGGTATCATCCGCAAGGAGCTGCATGTCAGCGCAACGGCAAAAGACCCGTTTGCATGGCTCACCTATGAGCAGTGCAGCAAGCTCATCGACATCATTGATAAGGGCTATGTGCCCAACATCTACCGCGCCCGCAAGCGCGGCAAGGGAGGCGGCAGCGGTGGCGGATAACCTGCTCGACCTGCTCACGCTGGACGACCTTAATGAGGAGCAGCGGCAGCTTGCCGAGCTGATCGGGATGGATGGATATAAGGCGCTGGTACGCACCTACGGCGGCATGCACATCGATATCCCGCAGGCCGATACGCTGACGCGGGACAGGCGCAATGATCAGATCATCGCGGCATATGACGGCTACAATGTCGCGGAGCTTGCCCGTAAGTGGGGGCTGTCTGAGAGCCGCATCTACGTGCTGACCAAGGGCAAGCGGGATAAGATCAGAGAGCGGATGCCGGATAACCAGATAATGCTTTTTTAACACTTTACAGCCCATTGTTGCCCGCAAATACAACACGGATTGATTATGAGGTATAACTGAGGCATCAGTTATACCTCATATATTTTTGCGGCGGGGAGAAAACACATGAACGAGTGGGTCAAGGTGCTCTTACCAATCGGAGCGACGGTGGTGATCGCCATCATCAGCTATTTCCTGCGGCAGTCCTTTGCCCGGATTGACCGCATGCACAGCGAGATCACACAATTGCGTCAGGACACCGTCCGGCGCGAGGAGTACGACAAGGCAATCGACGAGCTGCGGGACGACGTCAAGGATATCCGCGACAATTACATCAAGCGCGATGACTTTTACCGCGAGGTTAGTAAGTTGGACCGCAAATTAGACGTCATTATGGATAAGGTAATCGTCATAACGAGGAGGTGGCAAGATGAGCAATGAGGAGCGGGCACGGCTGCGCGCTGGCAATTTTGTCCACAATAACGGATTGGTATTGCGGATTATCAATATCCTGAGATATAAGTACAACCGGCTCACGGGCGTCAAGGACGTGGTCGCCGGTCACGGCGTTGATGAGGATGAGTTTTTGGACTCCGTCAACTTTTTGGCGGAGGAGGGCTATCTCCATCTCCGCCTTGTGGCAGACAAGACGCCCGCGTCGCTGGCCGACAACGATTACCGAGATATGGAGGCCAAGCTCACCGGCAAGGGCATCCGCTTATTGAGCGGAGGTATCCGGGACAATCAGATCGAGGTGTAGAGGATGGCAGAGAGGCGCAACCGCAAGCATAGTAAGATCGACGGCCTCCCCCCTGAGATCAGGGATACCGTGCAGCAGATGCTGCTGGATGGGGATACCTACAGCGAGGTCATCGCATACCTGCAGACGCAGGGCGTCTCAATCTCCATGTCCTCTGTCTGCCGGTACGCGCAGGCGTATCTGGCGGAGCACGAGGCGCTGATGATGGCCAATGCCAACCTGCAGCGCATGATGGACGAGGTCAGTAAGTATCCAGACCTCGACACAACGGAGGCCATTATCCGCATCGTCAGCCACAACCTGCTTAACACTCTGAGCAACACCACCGAGGAGGACTGGCAGGAGGTAGACCTCAGTAAGCTCCTTAAGGAGACCAACGCCCTCGTCAGGGCGTCGGCCTACAAAAAGCGGATCGCCCTGCAAAATCAGGACGCGCTGGATACCGGGCTCGACGCGGTCAAGGGGCTGGTATTTGCCGAGCTCGCCAAGGAGCGGCCCGACCTGTACAAGCAATTGGCCGAGTACGTGGACAAGAAAAAGGAGACCGGGATCGCAGAGGGAGGATAACCATCATGTGGTATGTCTTACAGGTCAAGACCGGGGACGAGATCAAGGTGCGGGACGCGCTGCTCTCCAAGGGCGTGCGGGCGCTGGTGCCGCGGGAGGACAGGATCATCCGCAAGGACGGCAAGTGGGGCCGCAGACTCTACACCCTGATCCCATCGTATGTATTTGTGGACATCAGATTTGCCGCGCAGATATATTACACGATCCGGGCGATCCCCAGCGTGATCCGTTTTGTTGGCACGGGCTACGGCGAGCCCTCCACCCTCTCCTATCTGGAGGCGGAGTGGATCAGGCTACTCGCGGGAGATGGGGAGCCGCTGGAGCCGACCGTAATCCGCGTACCGGAGGACGGCAGGCCGGAGATCGTCGGCGGCGTGCTCGCCCACTTCCCCGCGCAGGTCGTCGAGTACGATCTGCGGCGTAAGCGGGCCAAGGTGGCAATCACCTTGTGCGGGGAGCAGCGGGAGCTGCAGCTCTCCGTGGTGCGCGAGGATGATGAGGATCCCGGGCGGGAGCCCGATCCGATATAACCGTAACAATGGATCGTTCATGAGCCGGGGGCGACGGCAATCGCCCCCACACGACCGTTTAAAATTTAAACGGTTTGGAACCAAGATTTAAACGATGCCGGGGAGTCCGGGCGGTTGATGCGTCCCGCGCGGTACGATCTGGTGGACATATGGGGCATTCTGCGGGCCGATTAGGCCCGATGGCGGAGCATATCCGGGCCAAATGCCGGATATTTGCGCATTGCACTGCCG